GTAAGCATACCAGCAGCATTGCAAAGGGCTATAAATGCGCAAACCACTAGCAGTATAATACCTTTTAACTTTAGTAACCCGCCAAACGCATTATCCTACACAGGTTCTTATTTATGGCTTAAGGTTACATCAACAACATACGGAACGCCAGTAACTAACGCTTACAGTGCTACTATTCAGCACCTTAATTATCCTAAAGCGCAATTTGCAACAGGTGCGGGGGCTAATGCCACAGCAGCCATTAGAACTGGTAACGCAGATGGTGCGAGTGGGTTAATATGTGGCAATACAAAGTTTAGTGGCGGTGGTGGTAGGGGTACATTTACATTTGCTTTCCCTACATACGCATCTACGCAAAGGATAATGATAGGGTATAGTGAAAGGATTGACGGGCTAACAGGCGACCCTTCGGCATTTCTAACAGGTTATTCAAACCTAATGATAATAAAAGACGCAACAGATAGTACTTTGTTTTTCTCACATAATAGCGGTGCAGCGACTACAACAAAAGTAAATACAGGCATCAAACCTAATAACGAAGATGTGTACAGGCTTACTGTTTATATAGCACCGAATAGCACATTTTATGCGCAATTAGAAGTTATGAGCAAAACGGCAGCCCCTACAGTAGTAACAATAAATCCAATTACCAACGTGCCACCAGTGGGAGATAAATTAGTACAACAACAGGCGGTGAATAATGGTACAGTAGGTGGGATAATTGTGTACGGTTTTATTCAACACATGGAAGAAGTTTATTAAACTATTAAACTATGATACAGATACAGCCAAGAGAATATACAACAGGAACTGCAACCCTATTGCACGTAACAGCCACTATTGCAGATGGTAGCGGCTCGATTTGGTACAAGTTATTATCGGCAGATAATAAAATAGTAACTGAAGGCAATTTACCAGTAGATAATGAATTTGCTTTGGCTTACAATGGTAGCGAAATAATGGCAGGTAATTACATAGCTAATTATTTGGGGGTAACAATAATATAAGTATATTTGTCAAAACTAATTTAAGTAGTGATGTCACCTAAGGAAGAAACGGTACTTACCAAAAAGATAACAGGCATTACGTGGGGTGTTATAATTACCATTACCACTATTACAGGCGGTGTGCTAACAATGGGAGTCAAGGGTTATACCAACATACTTTACGCTATTGAGCGCAATAACAGCGACTACAGACAGGTACAGGAGCAGATAAAGTACATGGGTAATGATGTGAATAGGCACGAACAACAGATACAATATTTAATGACAAATAAAACTAAACAATGAAGCTATTTAATTGGATAGGTAACGCATTGAGTGAAAACGGTAGCCCAAGTAGTAAGAGGTTATTCGGGTTTATGTTTGTAGTAACAACTTGCATAGTTGTCATGTACCAAGTATTTCACAGTATGAAATTAGATACCTACATTTACTATCCTATGCTATCCATGATTGCACTATTGGCAGGGGTAGCAACCGTACCACAGCTTATTAAATTGTGGCGTGGTGGTAATGATAAAGACGATACAAAAAGTGAGTAAAGATGTGTGTTTAGTGTGTAGCCCCTGACCGTTGTGTGTTTCGGTTGGGGGCTTTTTAAAATGTTTTAGGGTTAAAATGGGCTGACTTATTCTTAGGTTGGCTTTTTTGTTTATATTTGCGTTATGACATTCACATCAAATAACCACCCCAACGATAAAGTATTCGCAGCATTGTTATTAGGCTGCATATTGTGTATAGCTGCATTTTTTATATTACTATCTAGTAGCTGCAAATCAACCGAAAAGAAACAAGCCAAGTTATACGGCAAGTTCGATAAGCTGAAACGCAAAGCAGATGCAGACAGTGTACTAAAGGTAGTGCCGAGTAAATGGAGTTTGGCAAATTTCCCAGTCAAATTAAGCGGAACTAAAACCGTTTATTTGCCGAGTAAGAAAATAGTAACACATGATACCATTACCAAAACTAGCACGATAAATGATACTACATACATCACTAAGTATGTAACTAGGTACAGTCATTCGGTTGACACACTACGCACCACCGACACAATACTTGATAATAGACCATTAACGCAATTACAGACTGATTACAGGGCGTTAGATGCTAAGTTGATACAAAGTACTACTAGGGAACTATTAGCCACAGAAACGAAAAATAAACAGCGTAGTAAGTTATTGTGGTCAATCGGATTGAACATACTACTAATACTGCTTATAATTGCACACTTTTTGCGTAGATTTGGAATATTGAATTAGTCAAGTCGTTTCAATGGTAAGACGGCACATTTGCTGATACGGGTTCGAGTCCTGTCTTGACTACGGTTTTTTTCATACGATTTAATTTTCCCTGACTATTTCTATGGTTGGGGTTTTTTATTACAAATTAATGTTGTAGATTTGCAATTCAAAAGGTATTCAAGGGACTACACCGCACATCTGATGTACGAACGTAGGGTAAAATATTGAGTACCTTTTACATCATTTCCTGTCGTAAGATAGCACTCCTATAACGTTACCTATGTTGTCGCATGGTTGAGGGTTTACAAAATCAGGTTATCGGTTTTCTCTGATTGTAACGTATAATATTAGCCTACCTTAATTGGTGGGCTTTTTTATTTACCTTTACAACATGAAAGACGCAATCAGCATACAGCGAGTAACTACACTACACCCATTAGTACGTGATACCTTTACTAAGTTCATACAAGCCGCAGAAAGCGAATTAAATATAACGCTAAGGGTAACACATGCACTCCGTACTATAGCCGAGCAAAACGCACTATATGCGCAAGGGCGTACAACAGCAGGTAAGATAGTAACAAATGCTAAAGGTGGGCAATCGTTTCATAATTTCGGCATGGCTTGTGACCTAGTGGAGTTGGTAGGCAAAACTGTAAATTGGAACTTTGATTATTCCAAATTAAAGCCTATAGCGGATAGGTTCGGCATAGAGTGGGGCGGTACATGGAAATTTGTTGATAAACCACATTTTCAAATTACATTTGGCTATGATAAGGCTACACAACTGGCGGTGTTACCAAAAGATAGTAAAGGCTACCCAATAATAAAATAATAATTTCAACCTACTTAAATTTGTGTAGTTTTGCAAACATTATTCACATAACTGCAAATAATGGCTAATCAATACACAAAAAGTAAGTATGAATATTTGAATGATGAAATATTAACGGAACTAAATAATGGCGGTTCAGCAGCAGGTACAGCCCGAAAAATAGTAGATAAACATAAGTTAGATGTAACCCCCGAAGCGTTTAGGCTACATATTAGGGCATTGCAAAAGAAACAACAGCACCCACTATTAGCAGATGAATGTGAGGAATTAGGAATACCATTAGACGATGTTAAACACTACTGGCATAAGGGTAAAAGTTTTTCTATTTTTGTTAAGGGCGAACAAGTTAGTTATGAAGATATACGCAATTCTATCATAGCAGATATAACCAACTATGCACCCATATACCCCACCATACAATACAATTGCGATACAGAAGGTTATTTGCTAGTAATTGACCCAGCAGATATACATTTAAATAAACTATGCAGTGCGTTTGAAACTAATGACGCATGTAACCATGACATAATTTACAACCGAGTAATAGAGGGCGTAAAGGGTATATTAGGCTACGTGCGAGGCTTTAAGATTGACCAGATACTATTTGTAGCAGGTAATGACATACTCCATGTCGATAGCCCTAAAAACACCACTACATCAGGTACGCCACAAGATGCTTCAATGATGTGGTATGATGCTTTTGTGTTGGCACGTAAATTATTAACCGAGTGCATAGAATTACTACTACCTATTGCACCTGTACACTTTCAGTATAACCCATCAAACCATGATTTTACAAATGGTTTTTTCTTAGCTCAAACAATACATGCATGGTTTGCGAAATGCGAAAACATTACATTCGATACATCAATGGCACACCGTAAGTACTACACATACGGTCAAAACATAATCGGTACTACACATGGCGATGGAGCAAAAGAAACGGATTTAGCTTTGTTAATGGCACATGAGGTAGGCGAAAATTGGCATAAGTGTAAACATAGATACTACTATACCCACCACATTCACCATAAGAAAAGTAAAGAGTATATGAGTGTATGTGTGGAGAGTTTACGTAGCCCAAGTGGTACTGACGGATGGCATCATCGCAATGGTTATCAGCACAGCCCAAAGGCGATTGAGGGGTACATACATAGCAAGAATAACGGACAGATAAGCAGATTAACGTACATATTTTAAAAGAAATAGCCCACTATTTAAGGTAGTGGGCTATTAATTTGTTACAATTTGCAACTATTCGCTTTGTTCTATTTCCCTTTGCAAGTACCAAATAGCTTTATTAATATCTTGCAGCTTATTCCCTTTCCTATCAGCACGTAAAAGGTATTTCAATGCGTTACCCATATTAAAATTTAGCTTAAAAGCATCAATAATATCTATTACCTCATACCCATCTACATTGTAGTGTTTTGGGTGGTTTACCATGTCGGGTTGTGGTTCGATACTCTCCAAACTTGCAATGAAATCGGAGTAGGTTATTTCGGGGAGTTTACCGTTACTTTTGTAATTGTAGTAGAGTGGCTTTTCTGAAAATATATCTTTTCTGAAAAATATATAGTCGTCATAAAAACATGTTGATACGGTCAAACCGTACCCCCTTGCCAATTCCGCTAAGTGGTTCAATTCTTGCTCGGTTTCAAATTTAATCGCTTTGTTCTCAAATGGATTATTCATGTGTTATGTTGTTTAAAAAGTTATCAAAATCATTATCGTCATCATTCAAAAAGGTATAATTATACGCCTCTCGCATCAACTCATAAACCACACCAGCCATTACCATTTGTTGCCGTATTTGGTTCGCTTTAACGCTCGGTGGTAGTATCTCCTCGTATGGTTGTTTGTGGGCTTGTTTTAGCTTATTAACAAGCAATTCGGCTATTTTACGTTGTTGGGTGTGTGTCATTGTTTATGTTTTTTAAGTATGTTCATTGCATCGTTTAGCACACTGATAGTAAATGCTAACAATATGCAGTTAAGGAATATTAAGCCTATTATAATTTGCTCCATGTTAGTCAAGTAATTTAAATAAATGAGGATAATCGGGGCAAAACGTAACCCATCTATGCGGATTATCTTCATCGTCATGACCCCAACAATCACTACATAGGGCGTGTTGTTTGGGGTACAAAATATCCCCTTTAAATAAGTGCGTAAAATGGGGCATCGGTGCTACTACCTCGTAGCGTTGTGTGTTATTGTTCATTATAGTTTGCTTTTAATAGTTCCAAATGTTTAATTGCCTTATCGCTTTCCTCACGTATTACCCTAATCATATCGTCTGCTAAGGGTGGTGGTATCTGCTTAGTTTTTCCCTTGCAAATGTCGTAAACATATTGGGGGTGTACTTTTAGTAGCATCTTATCCCATAGCTTGATTGCTTTGAAAATGTCGTTAATTCTCATGTTATTGGTTGTATGTTTTGGTGAAGTAATCTGTTTTGTGTACATAGCTAGGTGTGCCAAATTCAAGGTTAGTACTACCATCTTCATAAGCCGCCTCGATTGTTTCACGCTCGTATGGGAGTAGTGAGGTGAGTATTATGTGAACCGCATTAAGTTCGCCCCACCTTGCTTCATTATTTGTAGATTTCATTCTATCCTCTACGCTTTGCAATGCTTTGGTAATCGCTGTCTGTGCCATGTGTTATAATTTTTCACAAAGATAGTCCATTCCCCCGAATAAACAAATAAAAATATTTTTTTACAAAAGTTTGTAATGTCAAAAAGTATTTGTACATTTGCTAAAGATTAAACGATAAAACAATGACAACAGAAACACAAAACACAATAGTAGCGGAGATTATTCCGTACGATTTCAGACAGTCAGAACAATACGGCATAAAGCCACAGCCAAATGACGATGATGACGATTACGAAGACACAGATAATTAATTTTTAACCAATAAAAACAAAACAAAATGAGCGCATTTAAAAACTTAGTAGAATTTAACAAACAACTACCCCACCATCAAGGGGTAGAATTGTTAAACTTAATACATGCTTATGTATTAGAAACAGAAGCGGAAAAATTAGCATTAATGGAGCAATACGAAAGTATATTTTTAAATGCTAAACTATCGACAAATAAAACCCCATTATCTAACCCACATCAAACCGTACAAGGATGCTAGACCCCAACAACCCAACAACGGCAGACAGCGCAATAATAATAGCTGCAATAATAGTAGTAATGGTATTTGTTATGATTGTAAGGGAAAGCATAACAACTACCAAGCGCAAAAAACAACACAATATTTTTGACGAAACAGATATATACTAACATGATACCGCAACAATACGAACTTACATTTTACACCGTAATGGCACTAATCGGAATTATTTACCTACTTAAAAAAATACACAATGACTAACAAACACGATTTTACAGGCAAAAGTATCAAGTGCGAAACATGGGAACAAATGTTGCATTTGGCTAAGTTGGCTAAATTGCAAGGGGCTAAAAAACATACTAGATTTTCACCCGATTATTTTTCATTTGGCAATAAATGTTTTGTTTTAGAAAATGAAGCTTATGATTGTTGTGCAAGGCATGAGGACTATACCCAAATATTGTATTCTGATTTTATAAATCCCACTGAGGTAGTAGAAGTAATTGGGTGTGATGGGTGTATGTTTGTTGACTATGGCGAATACGGCATGAATGACCCTATATGTTCTATGCAAACAGGTATCACAGGAGATATATTTAATACTTGCCCACTTAAAAAAGCATCTTTAACAATCAAATTAAAACAAAATGACACAACAGGAAATTAAAGCGAACATGACGCAAGGAACATGGGTAGTAGACCCAGCAGGATGGGATTCTCATGACTTTGGCGTATCAGATAGTGAAAAATACTCAGGAGGTAGGTTTGTGATAGGAGGTACTAATAGCAATTTTGAAAGAACCACTTTTGATACAAAGGCTATTGTATCAGCAATTAACAACACATACGGCAAGGGCATAAACCCTGAAAGTGTGCCTGATATGTTTAATGCGTTACAAACCATAGATGAAATATTGCATGCTGAAACAATGGGAGAAGTAACCAAAATCATTCGTGACATTCTAAAAAACGCAACACTATGACACGTAAACGCAAACACGACCTATTCGTAACGTTCCACTATCACACCGCAAGACGCAACAAACGCAAGTACACTAATCTATTCAGCAACTTTTTAAACAATCTCAAATGCACATTTTCAAAGCAATCGAAAACAAATTAACAATAGTTACTACCAGCATAGAGCAGCGCAATTTCTTAACGCAAGTGCTTGACTACATGCAGCAAGAACCAGCGTTACCGTTTTACCTAGATAACGATTTTACTTGTAAGTGGTTGCAAGATGGTACGTATATATTTGCATTTAAGCCTACTTTTTTGGTATCGGATATTTGGCAATTTACCGACCTAGAACTAACATTCACAATCAAAGAACTAAGCGCAATATGGGGCAAACATAGCAGCACAGTACATCAGCTACTCAAACGCCCCGAAAACTGGAAAGCCCACAACATAGCTAGTAAAAATAAATGTGGCAAAGAGATAGTAGTTACTTTGAAGTTTAAATAACATTTTGTACATTTGCTTATTATCAACTAAAAACACACAAACACAATGAGTACAGAAACACAACAACTACAGTTAGTCAATCCACAAGACCTTTCATTTGTAGATGAAAACATTTTAACAGCTAAACAGCTACAAAGTTTACTGAAACACACCCCACCACAATACGTACATACTAGACCTGCAAAGGGTGGCGGTACATGGGAATACGTATCTGGTGGTTATGTACGTAAAGTGCTAAATCTTATGTTCGGTTGGAACTGGTCATTTGAGATTGTAGATGAAAAAATACTACATGGCGAAGTAGTGGTAAAAGGTAAGCTAACTTGCACCAGTAACGGCACATCTATAGTTAAAATGCAGTTCGGCAACAAAGATATTATTTACAAAAAACTACAGCAAGGCGAAACGGAAAGAGTACCGTTATCAATCGGGAATGACCTAAAGGCAGCAGCTACAGACGCACTCAAAAAGTGTGCAGCCGAAATAGGGATAGCAGCCGATATATACAATAAACAAGACTTTAAAGCGGTAATGGTTGATACATCTGTTACAGACATTGAAGACCTTAAAGAACTGTTTGAGTTAAAGCGTGAGGCTATGACAGCAGACCACATAAAGAACGCTGAAAGGATAATCAACAATGCCGAAACAAAATCATACAAAAAACTATTTGACCAATTAAAAGCACTATAATGAGCATCATACTAAACACACAAAGATTAGGGAATTTCACTAGCAGTAATATATACAAACTGTTATCCAAAGCTAAAAACGGTAAGGACTTTGGCGCACCTGCATTGACTTATATTGAGGAGTGCAATATTGAGCGTGAAATGGGTATTTATTTAGGCAATGAAACAAGTGCAAGACCTTTAGACTGGGGTAAACACTGTGAGCAGTTCGCATTTGACCACATCAGTACAGAATACATTATCACATCAGACATTACCACTGTACACCCTACATTACCATTTTGGGTAGGCAGCGCAGATGGGTACAAAGAAGATACGGTATTCGACCTTAAATGTCCTATGACACGTAAGTCATTTTTCGGGCTGGTAGCTGGTGACAACATACAAAGTATGATGATGGGATTTACACGCAATGAGTTTAAATATAAGGCACATACAGACGCTGAGAAGTACTATTGGCAGTTAGTATCGAACGCTATTATTTTGGGCAAAAAATACGCTGAATTGATAGTATACATGCCATACCAAAGCGAACTGCTAACCATTAAAGAGGCTGCAAAGGATTTTTACAACTGGATACATTATTCGGCAGATATTGAACTACCATATTTACCCGATGGCGGCAAGTTCCAAAACATAAATATTATACGTTTTGAAGTGCCACAAACCGACATTGACCTACTAACAGAATGTGTAACTGAAGCATCTAAACACCTAATTACACCATGATAATAACAGCAAAATACATAGAGGAGCAGTTTTGGTTGGAGCGCAAATTTAAAGGAGTGCTAACAGTGGAACGAATAGAGCAAGTAGTTTGCAGCCATTTTAAGGTTACGATTGAGCAGGTTAAGACAGGTAGCAGACGGTACAATATAACCGAGTGTAGGCACTTAATTTGGTACTATTTGCGAAGTACTGGCATGACATTGCAAGCTATTACAATCATGTACAATAAGAAAGACCATACTAGCGTAATACATGCACTAAATAAAGTTGAAAGGTTACTGCATAATGACGATGAAATGAAGTACAATATATCAGCAATTAACACACAATTAAACTTACAGAAATGACCACCAACAGCCAATCAGAATTAAAAGGACTTGCAAAAGATTTGCGCAGGTTACTATATCTCAATCAAGCGCAAACGTTTACCATTCAATCAATACTTTCCAATCCAATTTGCCAACCGATACTGAAAGACATAATCAAAAAACAGGTAAACGCAATGAACTATGTTAAAAGCGAGATTAAAAGTAGGGATAAAGCAGATACATGGCAGACTATACAGAACGAATTGGATAGCGACAGAATGCACGACATAGCCCTACACATTGACTTTATCGCAGATATTGCGAACCTTGCACAAATAACCGAGATATTACAGGAACATTATAACGAACAACTAAAAACTAATCAAAATGCCTAAAATTGGACACGTAAAAGTAAAGGCGGCACGTAACGCATACCATGTGATGGAACACATCGGGGAAGGTAGTTACAAAAAGATTGCCACATTGTACAAGTTTGCGGATACCATACCATATCGCAATGCTAAGTGGATGACACACAACGGTCAATTAAAGTATCGTGATTTTCCCGACCCAAAAGAAAAAACAACAACACCAATTAAAAGCCGTACTATTGCACCACCAAAACCAAAACGCACAAAAGTAGTACAGACGATGGAGTGTACGCTTGCGGCAAAAGACAAAGCACTAGAACGAATAGAAACGAAAGAAGGGATAGTGATTGCCGAGCAAAATAGACCGCAAAAAGTAAGAGTGATAGTAGATAGTAAGACTAGCATAATGGTGTACCCTAATGAGGCGGAAAATGCCATAGCAAGGTTTAATAAACGGTATCAGCTATCACAGGAACAATCACATATCCACCAGCGCAAACCGATACCAAAAACAAAGGTTAAACAACACAAATCAGATTTAATATTTTATAACTAAACACACAAACACAAACACACATGTTTAATGCAGACTTTTACCCTACGCCAGCCAATGTAATTGAGCAAATGTGTATGGGTGTTACTATTGACGGCAGCATAGTACTAGAGCCTTCAGGCGGTGC